ATCATGGTATTCAAGAACAGCTCACTATCATACCTGATCTAATTAAATTAGCTAATCACATTGGAGCAAAGGTTGTTCCATCAGGGGACTGTCACTACGTTCATCAGCACGATGCAAACGCCCATGACATAATGCTTTGTGTAGCAACTAACTCAAATATACATACGCCTAATAGGTTTTCTTTTTCTGGCGACCAGTTTTATTTACAGTCATACGATGAAATGGCCTCTATTTTTTCTGATGAACTTCTTAAGAATACCATGCATGTAAACGACATGATTGAAGTTAATTTAGAATTTGGAGAAATGCATTTTCCAAATTTCCCGATACCAACAATGGAAGATTCAACGACATACTTTGAAAGACTTGCCTGGGAAGGCCTAAAGAAGAAGTATGGAGATCCGCTGCCTAATCATATATTAGATAGAGCTAATCATGAGCTACGAGTCGTTAAGGAGATGGGCTTTCCTGAATACTTTTTAGTTGTATCTGATCTAGTTAGGTGGGCTAAGGAGAATGATATCAGAGTAGGTTGGGGTAGAGGTTCTGCTGCAGGAAGCGTTCTGTCTTACGCTTTTGATATTACCAATCTTGATCCGATTAGATTTGGTTTGATGTTTGAAAGATTTTTAGTAGAAGGAAGAAAGTCCATGCCGGACATCGACCTCGACTTTGATGACAGACACAGAGATAGAGTTATTGAATACGCAAGAAATAAATATGGAGAAGATCATGTTGCACATATCTGTACATTTAATAGGACTGGAGCAAGACAATCCATCAGAGATGCTGCGAGAGCTTTAGGTCATGAATTCATTGTTGGAGATAGAGTAGCAAAGCTTGTTCCGCCACCAGTGCTTGGTGTATCAAAATCTTTATCAGAGTGTATGGAAGTTGCAGAGTTTAAAAAAGAATACTCTAGCAATGAAGAATCAAAGACTATAGTCGAAACAGCATTTGGACTAGAGGGTTTAGTCAGACAAACTGGGATACATGCTGCAGGAGTAGTTATATCAAAAGGTGCATTAACAGACTATCTTCCCATAATGAAAAAGGGAGTGGATAGCCCAGTTGTCACACAGTGGGACATGGGCAGAGTTGAGCAGTGTGGACTACTAAAGATTGACTTCTTGGGATTGAGAAACCTTGGAGTTATAGACCAATGTGTAAAGATAGTTAAAAAGAGTAGGGGCGTAAATATAGACATAGAGTCCATACCCCTAGACGATAAGAAGACATACGAAGAACTTGGCAAGGGCAACGCCATAGGTGTGTTTCAGCTTGAATCATCTGGTATGAGAGAGTTGATGGTTCAACTGCAGCCACAAAACATAGAAGACATAATGGCACTCATATCACTATACAGACCTGGGCCAATGGGATCTGGGATGGACAAGCTTTTTATAGATAGAAAGCATAATAGATCTAAGGTTCAATACGATCACGAAAAATTAGAAAAAGTACTAGGACCATCATTGGGTATCATGCTGTATCAGGAAGATGTTCTTGGTGTGGCTAGAGAGCTAGCTGGCTTTAGCTCTGCAGAAGCAGATGATTTGCGTAAAGCTATTGGTAAAAAACAAATGGATAAGATCTCTTTATTTAGAAGAAAGTTTGTTGAAGGATGTGTAGCTGTGTCTTCTCTACCAGAAGACAAGGCTAATAAAATATATTCGGACATTGAATACTTTGGTGGATATGGATTTAACAGAGCACATGCTGCTAGTTATGCGATGATCTCCTATATTACAGCTTACTTAAAGACAAATTATACGGTAGAATACATGGCTGCTTTAATGAGCTCTGTAGTTGGAAATAAAGAAAAGCAGTCCTTATATCTGGCAGATTGTAGAAAAAGAAACATAAAGGTTCTTCCACCTTCTATAAATAGATCTACAGAAGAGTTTGGAGTCATAGATGAACATACTATTATCTTTGGTTTGGCAGCCATTAATGGCATAGGCTATGCAGTTTCAGAAGCTATTTTATCCAATAGGAACGAAGATAAACCTTATGATTCAATGCATGACTTTTTTAGAAGAACTAATCCAGCGGTATTAAAGAAGGGGACACTTGAGCACCTCACTAAGGCTGGAGCCTTTGATGAGCTGATAGATAGCGTTTTAGATGATGACTTCGGAAGAAGAACTGAACTATCTATTCTTGAAAAAGAAAAAGATGAACTTGGATTATACATATCTAAGAATCCGGTAGATGGAATTTGGGATCTTCTTTCTGAAAATATTTCACATGAAATTATTGAGATAACAGAACTGCCTGCGTCCTCTAGAGTTTCTATAGCTGGAATAATTTCTGGTTATAAAAAGCTTGTGACAAAAAAGGGTGCGAAGATGTACAAGTTTAATATACAAGACATCTCCTCTGATATAGAAGTGCTGGTATTCCCAAGAGAATCTAAAAATTATTCTGATGAATACTTTAGCGATGGAGAAGTTATTAACATAATAGGTTCCATCAATAAAGATGGAGACGAAGAAAACGCAGTCAGTAAAATAGTTTTAAATTCATGTGACAAACTAGATCTTTCAAATTTTGCTGGTGGAAAACCAATCTATCTCAAAATAAATGGTGGTCTTAAGCAATCAGATATAAATAAATTATATGATATAATTAATGAGTCAAATGGAGGATCATATGTATTTCTCCAATGTAAAGAAGATAATAAAACTATTAACTTAAAGTTTAATAAAACTACTTCTATAAAACAAAAAGAAAAATTAGAAGAGATACTAAAGGAGATTATGTGACTATAAAGGGAACTTATAAGAATCCAACAGAAAATCTATGCTGGACATTCTGCTCCTCTTGCAATAGATGTCAGGACAAGGGTAGATACACAAAGTGTAGATCATGCTCAGGTAGATATGACCCAGACGGCACAACTGATCCTGATCCTGACGATTTTTGCGACTGCAAAAATGGAAATTTAAGATGGAAAACTAAGCAGGGCAGACTTATAATGACTAGGTTTAAAACAAACCCCTTTAAAGGGAAGGTCACCTATGAAAAGAAGTCTGAAGACGAAAGAGACTGGGACTCTTACGTAAAAGATATGAGAGAAAAAATGGGAGATCCAAGTTGGAACCCTATAACAATAGTAGATGAGGATTAATTATGGAAACTACAGGAAGAATTACTAGAAACAACGTAAGCATATCTGAATACGGTGAAGGAATTCATCAGTATGAGGATAAATTCTTTATCAAATGTGGTGTAGCCGGTATTTTTGCAAGCAAAAAAGAACTTGAAGACTTATATCTTATTTTGAATTACTATTTAAATATAGAGAAATTTGCTGAGTGCGAAGTAAAAGTAGGAGATCAAGATGTGGCCATACATTGAGGATGACTTTATGGAGATAGGTGACTCCGGTTGGGTATCGATTGGTGAAGGCTTATTTAGAAACATTAAAACTGGGCACACAATAGATGAAACCGGAATAGAGTATGACAAGAATGGCAACATAATAACCTATCCAGAAGACGAAAGATAAAAGTGAATCTAACAATTAAAAAAATAAGTGACTTAGATTCTTTTCAAAAATTAACTCTTTCTGAATTTAGCTATTCAAGGATCGACACATATGAGATGTGTCCTTCTAAGTATTTCTATTCTTATATTAAAAAAGAGCCAAGACAATTTAATTCTCCTGCTGTTCTTGGAAATATAATACATTCTGTATTAGAGAATACAGTTTCTTCAGAAGCACCACTTTCATTAGACGAAATGAAGATGAAATATGAAGAGCATAAAGTTTATTATGATCCAACTAACATTATATCTAAGGATCTAATAGATGTTGGGGACCTGTTGTTGGAGGAATTCTACGACCAAAACCAAGATAGAGTATTCAATGTATATGGAAAAGAAATAGGTTTTAATTTTATTATAGGAAACTATTCTATAATAGGCTTCATAGATAGAATAGACGTACTTGGAGACTCTGTGCACATAGTGGATTATAAGACTGGCAAGAGAGAAGTAGCCCTTAAAAATGTGTCTACCAATTTGCAGATGGGGATCTATGCCCTGGCTGCATCAGTCATGTTCCCTGGTAAAGAAATCACAGCATCCCTACACTACCTCAGAACCAACAAGCTGAAGTCTCATACCTATTCTGATGAAGATCTGCTAGAGATCAAGAAGACCCTCGTAGAGAGAATAAACGTTATAGTGCAGGACAACAATTTCTTGCCTACTACAAACGAAAGAGTATGCTCCTTCTGCGACCACTCCCAGAGTGGGGCCTGTGGGGTAGGAGCTTTAAGATTAAAGAAGTTCAGAAGATACACATAAAAAAACCCCCGTACATTTCTGTACGGGGGTTTTTCCTTTATATACTATTAATTAAAATTGATCCACAGGGTCTAGCTGTGATGAGGTAATGAGGTCGAAGTCTGACTCAACGACGATCTTTACTGCCTCGTTGTGGTCGAAGCCAAGAACTGTAAGGTCCTCGATAACTGACTCGTTGATTGACTGGCTCATGCTATTGATAATTGTGTTTAATGTGTTCATGATAGATACTCTATCACCTTTCTGCCTTATTAGCAAGTTTTTGTGGTTATTGTTTGTATTTATTTAAATTATAAAGTATAATAGTTATACGCTTGACAGAGATAAGGATAGCACCATGACAACAGAGATTTCCACTCCTGAGCAATATTTTTTTTGCAGGACAAAAATGAAATCACATCCAGACTTTAAGAAGCTAGTTAGTAACGCTATTGACATGGAAGTTTTGAAGGAAGAGAACAAGAACCAAAGGGGAAACGCTTACAGGAACACCAAGAGTGGACTAAGAGAAGATCTTGGCATCTCTATGAGGTCTAATTGGGAAGCTAATATAGCCAGGATATATAACGCATATAAAATAGAATTTGAATTTGAACCAAAGGTTTTTACTTTTCCAATCAAAAGACGGAACAAAAGGATACACTCCAGATTTCTATTTGCCAAAGGTTGATGAGTGGATGGAAGTAAAAGGTTATCTCGACGACAAGAGTAAGATAAAGCTTAAAAGATTCAAAAGGTATTATCCAGATGAGTTCAATAAGCTTACTTTTATTTGTAGCAAGTATTCTAGTGCAGCAAAAAACTTTGCTCAAGAGATTCAAATACCTCAAGTAGTCTTCTATGAAGACATAAAAAAATTTTATATGGACAAGATTCCATATTGGGAAGGCAAGTAATGTCCAATTATAAGGAGCAATACTACAATTTAGAAGAGAACGAAATGCAAGAGCTGATAGCTAAGGCAAAAAAGGGTTCAGAAAAATCACAGCAGGAGCTGTTAAAAGTTTTTAATAACTTTTTAACTAAGTACGTAACCATGTTGTATCATGGAAAATACAACTTTAACGACTATGACATAAGAAGATTCATGTCTCTTTTTGTGAAGGATAACTTTATAAGATTTAATTTAATGAAGAACAAATTGAATCAGGCCGGATACAAACATGTAAACGAATGTATGCGACGGAATAAACTATATGACAAAAAGATACTGCACGGATGAAGATGTCAGGCAGACAG